GGCCGGCTTGGGGCGTACCAACGACAGATCAACGCGCTGCAGTCTAAGCTGCACGCGGACCAGAACACTTCCGGGAATGACGCCAAGAGCGATGACGCCAAGCGCCAGGAGGCAGCTGATGCCGCTGGTGTGAAGGATTGGGAAGCGCTCAAGGAGGATTTCCCCGAGGTGGCCAAAGCGCTTGATGCCCGTCTGGAATCTGAGAAAAAGCAGATCGAGGCAGACCGGCAGCGACAGGCGCAACTCGAGCAGCAGATTGCCGAGCTGCAATCGGCTGTACAACCCATCCAGCAACAGGCCCAGGATCAGTACCTCAAAACCCAGGTCGACGCGCTCTCAGCCCGTCACCCGGATTGGCGTGAGGTGGTGTCTGCGCCGGCGTTCGCTGAATGGCTAGACCAGCAGCCCGAGAGCCTTAAACGGCTTGCCCAGTCCAACGACGCCGCGGAAGCCGCCGCGTTGATGGATCTCTACAAAAGCCACAACGGTACTTCGGGCGCTGCCGACAGCAATTCCGCCGACAAACGCCAAGAACGACTGGCCTCTGCGCAAAGCGTCCCGCGCCGCGGGTCAACGCCCAAGCAAGGTGTGCCAGATGAGTTCGAGGCCGCATTTGCCCATTACGCAACTAAGAGGTAAACCACAATGGCTACCACAACCTATGGCTCGATTTCGCAGCGGACCGCTGCCTGGGCCGCCACGGAGATGCTCCAACACGCGGAGCCGATCCTGGTGCTCTCGAAGTTCGGACAGTCCAAGCCGCTTCCGAAAAACCAGGCAGACACCGTTAAGTTCCGTCGTCCCGTCCCGTTCGGCGCTGTCACCAGCCCGCTGACCGAGGGCACCACGCCCACGGCGCAGCAGATGCAGTACGAAGACGTACAGGTGCAGCTCGATCAGTGGGGCGCCTTTGTTGAGATCACCGATGTGGTCCACGACCTGGCCGAGGACCCGGTCCTCTCCGACGCCTCGATGCTCTGCGGCGAGCAGGCTGCCGAGACCGTCGAGATCCAGACCTGGGGTGCGCTTCGCGCCGGCACCAACGTGCACGCTGAACGGCATGGTGAGCTCGGATGGGAACAACGCCGATGTGTATCCTGTGGTGTACGTCGCCAAAGATGCCTACGGCCTGATCCCGCTCAAGGGCGCCAACGCCATCACCCCCAAGGTCTTGAACCCCGACACCCCGCGTGGCGGCGACCCGCTCGGCCAGAAGGGCTCGGTGGGCTGGAAGACCTACTTTGTCGCCAAGATCCTCAACGAGGACTGGGTTGCGCGTCTCGAGACCGCAGCCACGGACCTTAGCTGAGGTTGACTGACAGGCGCCGCCTCCTAATTGGGGGTGGCGCCTTTTTTTAAAAGGGCAGGCCAATGGCTAAAGACGGCCTCTACAAAAACATCCACCAAAAGCGCAAGCGCATTAAAAACGGCTCCGATGAGCGGATGCGCCGCAAGGGCGAAAAGGGTCGCCCCACCGACAAGGATTTCAAAAAAGCGGCCAAGACGGCTAAGAAAAAGTAACCCTTAACCGAACCCCCAAACGCCCTCGTCAGCAGCCGCTGGCGGGGGTTTTTTATTTCCGACACGAGGGAAAGACGATGTCCGAAATCAATGTCAATCAGATGGGCCGCGAGGAGCTTGAGGCGACCGCCGCCGATCTGGGAATCGAGTTCCGATCCAACATCAGCGATGAGAAGCTCGCCGAGCGCATCCGGGTGCATTTGGGCGAGCCCGTCCCCACCGTCACGCAGGGCGAAGACCTTGCCCCGTCGAAAACGACCGAGAAGCGCTATCGGATCGTGATCGCCACCGACAGCCAGGACAAGCAGCCTGTGCGGGTGGGTGTGAACGGCCACAGCTACACCATCAAGCGCGGCGAGGAGGTCACCGTCCCCGGGTCAGTGGTCGAGGCGCTCAACCACGCGGTGCAGTACGTCTACGATCCTCAGACGATGGCCCGCCAGGAAGTGCTTTCCTATCCCTTCCAGGTCATGGGTGAAGCGTGACGTTCCTCGAGCTTTGCCAAACGCTGCGGCGCGAGGTCGGTGCCTCGGGCACCGGCCCGGCTAACGTCGATGGCCAGACCGGTGAGTACGCGCGGCTTGTCGAGTACATCCGCAATGAGTGGATTCGTATCCAAGAGCGCCACCAGCGGTGGAACTTCGCCTGGGGAGAGGGCACTCTCGATGTCGAGCCCGCATTCCGCGAGTACGAGCTGCCCAATGATGTCGCGGTGGTTGACCCCGACACGCTCTATCTCGGCGACACCCACCTTAATGTGATCGACTGGCGCCAGTTTCGTGAGGATTTTCGCAAGCCCTCGGGCGCGGATATCCGACGGGTTGCGTTCGACCCCTCTGGCAAGATCCACCTTGAGTCGACGCCTAAAAGCACCGGGACGGTGACTTTTGAGTATTGGAAAGCGCCGCAACGGCTTGTCGAGAACAACGACGTCCCCCGCGCCCCGTCGGTGTACCACATGGCGATTGTCTACGCGGCGATGGCGCAGTACGGGCTGTATGAAAACGCCCCCGAGGTGGTTCAGCAGGCGCAAAACAACTACGCCGGCATCTATCAAGAGATGGTCAACCGCGAGCTCCCGGGGGTTAAGATTCAAGGGCCGCTCGCATGACGCGGACGGCGTACATCCCTTTCGGCGGCGGCATTGACCTTACAACGCCGGTCCGTCAGGTCGAGCCTGGGCGGTGTCTTTTTGCGGTCAACTACGAATGCCCCACCACCGGCGGGTATCGCCGGATTGAGGGGTATACGCAGATCGGCAGCGAAATCCCGGGCAAAGGCCCGGTCCTTGGCGTTGTCGGGTTTGCTGATGCGGTCTATGCGGTGCGCGAAGACACCAGCGGCGGCAACGCAACGCTATACAGATTCGATGGCGCCAACTGGGTGGCTGTCACCGGGACGGCGGGGGTGCTCGCCGCTGGGCGGCATGAGTTTATTGAGGGCAACTTCCTCGCCACCATCCAGGGCCGGGCGCTCTACGGTGTAGGCGGCGGCAAGCCGTTCGAGCTTAAAACCGATGGCAGCTTCCGGGTGCTTGATAACGCCCCGGGCGGTGCGAAGTTTATCGCCATCCACCAAAACCACCTCATGCTGGGCTTCGAGGCTGGGTCGATCCAGCACTCCGGTGTGGGTGACCCTAACGAGTGGGACGCCGCCACGGGTGGGGCGGGTGAGTTTGGTGTCTCGCAAGAGGTCCGAGGGTTGCTCTCTGGCCGCGGCGGTGTCCTTCACATCGGTTGCCGGGATTCGATCCAAGGACTTTTTGGCGCCATCCCACAGGAATGGCAGCTCAAGACAACGGTGCCCAACTCCGGGCCTCGGGCGTATTCGATGCAATCGTTCACGGAGCCTTACTTTGTCGCTGAGCGCGGCATTTCCGGGCTTGAGGCGTCCAACGACTTTGGCGACTTTTCGCCTGTCTTGCCGGGCTCACCAATCGAGCCGATCTTTACCAACGATAGCTACGCACAGCGCGTCGTGGCGGCGATGGTGTCAAAGCGACGGGCACAGTATCGCGTTTTTTTTGACGACAAGACCGGGATCTACTGGTCGCCTGCTGGCGCAACGACGGTCGAGCTCCCGGCCCAGGTGGCTGTCGCTGATTGGGGCGAGACCGATGCGGGCGAGGAAATCCTTTTGATTGGCGATGATCAGGGCAACGTCTATCGCATGGACGATGGGGCGAGTTCGTTTAACGGCACCGACATTGTCGGGTTTTTAACGCTCGCCTACACCGATCTCGACGCCCCTGGCGCCAAAAAGCGCTACCGCCGGGCGTTTTTTGATATCGACTCGGGTACCGAGCAAACCATCTCGGTTCGCCCCGATCTCGACTATGGCGACATTGAGTCCGCCAAACAGCTGCGGTTTTTCTTGGATTATCAAAACACCGGCGGGCTTTGGAACGTCAATGCGTGGGATCAGTTTGCCTGGTCCGCCCCCGTGCTTGCGAGCGAGCCTGTGGATGTCGCCGGGTCCGGCGAGTCGATTGGGTTTTCGGTCTACTCCGCCGGCTCGACCAAGCCGCATGTGCTCTACGGCTACACCTTGAATTACGAACCGAGGAGGCGCCTCCGTGGCTAGGTATTACAGCAACTCCGATCAAGCGCAGCGCTTTCAGCCGGGCACGACTGTCCGATCCGATGAGGTCGACGGCAAGTTCGATGCGGTCGCCTCGGGCTTTTCCAATGTTGAGACGGATGTTGACCGCTCGCTCAAGCTCGTCGCCGATGGCTCCAGCCATGAAGTATCAGCCACGGCAACGCAGCGCCGCAACAAGGTCGTCGGGTTTGACGGGGCGGGCGCGATGACGCTGCTCGCCGGCTTTACCTGGCGCGGGGACTTCGCCTCGGGCACGGAGTATTTCGTCAACGACGTCTTCCGCGACCCGACGACGAAAAACCTGCGTGTGGTCAAGACGCGCCACACCGCCGGGGGCAGCATCGATACCGCGAAGACCGATCTGGCGATCAACGTCGCGGATGTCGAGGCGGCCAAGGACGCGGCGAAGGCGAGCGAGGACGAGGCCGAGGCGTGGGCAAGTCGCACCAGCGGCCAAGTGGATGCGAGCGACTACTCCGCCAAGGCCTACGCCATCGGGGGCGCGGGCGTGGATGGGGCGATCGGCTCGGCCAAGGACTGGGCGATCAAGACTGATGGCACGGTCGATGGCACGCACTTCTCGGCAAAGTATTGGGCGACCGATACGAACGTCACGACCGTGGCGGGCAACATTGCGGATGTGAACACCGTCGCCACCGATATCGCGGACGTGAGCACCGTTGCCTCGGAGATCGGGGCGGGGCAGGACGTGACGATCCTCGCCGCCGACCTCTCCGGGGCGGACACGATTGGCACGGTCGCCACCAATATCGCGGATGTGAACATCGTCGCCACCGATATCGCGAACGTGAACACCGTCGCCGCTGATAGCGCCGAGATCGCGACCGTGGCGGGGATCAATGCCGATGTCAGCGCCGTGGCCACGATCGGCGCGGCCGTCACGGGGGTGAATAACATCGCCCCCGAGGTGCAGGCCGTCGAGGCGAACGCGGCCAACATCACCACGGTTGCCGAGATCAATGGCGATGTTCAGACGGTGGCGGGAATTGAAAACGAGATCGGCAACGTCTCGATCAACGCATCGGTCGTCGACACCGTCGGCAGTGATCTGGCGGGCGGGTCGTTTAGCTATGATCTTGGCTCGATCACCAACCCGGCCGAAGCGCAGACGAACGTGCCGGACGGCTATATCGTCTCGGTCTATAACATCCGCGGCGATGTGCAGACCGTCGCGGGCATTGGTGCTGCTGTCACGGATGTGGCAAGCGTCGAGGCGGACGTCCAGACCGTTGCTGGCATTGATTCCGATGTAACGATGGTCGCCTCGCGCGCCACCGAAGTCTCCACCGTAGCGGGCTACGTCGGGGCTGGGCAGGACATTACCGTGGTGGCTGCCGACATCGCCGATGTGAACACCGTTGCGGGCATCAGCGCGGATGTCACCACCGTCTCGGGTATCAGCGCGGATGTCGCCACCGTCGCCGGGATCAGCACGGACGTGACCACGCTCAACGCTAATGAGGCGAACGTCACCACCGTGGCGGATAACATCACCGATGTGCAGTCGGTCGCCGCTGTGGACACGGCGGTGAGCTCGGTGAGCAGCAACCTGACCCCCATCCAGACAATCTCGAGCGATCTTGCGGGCGCGGCGTTCGGCCCGGATCTTGGCAGCATCACCGAGAGCGCGACCGCCCCCGATGGCGTGCCCAATGGCTATCTCACCACCGTCTACAACATCCGCTCCGATGTGCAGGGTGTCGCCTCGATCAGCACCGATGTGACAGGCGTTGCCGCCATCGCGGGCGATGTCTCCACCGTCGCCGGGGTGAGCGCCGATGTCACGGCCGTCGCGGGGAACGCTGGCAACATCAACACCGTCGCCACGGACATCAGCAACGTCAACACCGTCGCGGGCAGTGTCTCGGATGTGCAGAGCGTGAGCGCGAATATCGCCGATGTGGGGGTGGTCGCGGATAACCTCGCCGATGTCACCAATTTCGCCAATGTCTATATCGGAGCGAGCAGCAACGCACCGAGCACCCGGCGCGATGGCAGCGCGCTCGAGGCGGGTGATCTCTATTTCGACACCAGCGCCGATAAGCTCTATGTCTACTCAGGCAGCGCCTGGCAGCCCGCCCCGGCGGCCGCCGCCGATGTGAGCTATGACAACACCACCTCTGGGCTGACGGGCACTGATGTGCAGGCGGCGATTGACGATGAGGTCGCTGCCCGCGAGGCGCATGAGGCGGATACAACCAATCCGCACAACGTCACCGCCGCGCAGGCGAGTTACAGCAACGCCGCCTCGGGGCTCACCGCCGCCGATGTGCAGGCGGCCATCGATGAGCTCGAGTCGCTCAAAGCACAGCTCACCGGCGGCAATACCTTCTCTGGCAATCAGCAAATCACGGGCAATCTCACCGTCGAGGGCACGCTCGACTGCGGGACACTGGCTTAAAAAGAGGGCATCACAATGGCAACAGAATTGCAGTTTCGGCGCGGCACGAGCAGCGAGCACGCGGGCTTTACCGGCGCGCAGAGCGAGGTCACGCACGACACAGACCGCAACGCGCTGGTCGTCCACGATGGCAGCACTACAGGCGGCCATCCCGTAGCGCGCTTTGACGAGAGCATCGAGGGGCGCAAAGAGCAGATCGCCCAGGGCTTTATCCAGCGAGAGGGCACGCGGGGTGATCTCGATGTCGACCTGGCCGTTGCCATTGAGCTCAACCTGCTCGGCTTCCCCGTCGCCGGGGGCTACTACGCGGGGCTGATCGACACCATCGCCGGGACCATTAACGGCTCGGATGACTACCAGACCGGGCTTCGCTACGCGCTCATCGTCTCCCCGAAGTCGCTCGAGGGCGGCCGGGGCGCATCGCCCGCCTCGGGGCTGCCGAGCGGCGATCTGCGCTGGGACGCCAACGATCGCGGGGGCGAGGCCGGCTGCTTTACCCGCTGGAATGGCCTTGAGGCGACGAACGTCATTATCGCGAAGGCCGAAGCCGCCTATGAGGCGCATGGGTTCATCGCCGATGTACGCTCGCAGTACCCCGCCGTCGCCACGCCCGGTGGGTCTGAGTGGTATCTGCCCGCCATGGACGAGCTGGAGCTGCTGTATCGCAACTTCAAGCCCAACAATGCGGATAACGACACTCGCGACTTTCCGCGCGCTTTCCCTGGCAGCAACCCGTCTGGCCGCAACCTGTCATCGGTGCCGGAAGGCTTCAACTATGAGAACGGGCCGCGCATTCCCGATGTGACCTATCTGGATCTGTTCAAGGACGGCAACGCGCAGGCGGTTGACCTTGAGCGCTACTGGTCAACGACCGACGCCGATGAAGGGGGCCGTGCCTGGGTCCAGCGCTTCACGTACTCTGGGTATGAGGGCGTCCAGTACGCCGACTTCAAGGACTCCACCGCCAACAGTGTGCGTCCTGTCCGGCGCGTCGTCCTTTAACCTTTCCCCTTTTTCTTAGGAGCCAAGGGTGGCAAGAGCGAAGCAGCTCCCGATCTACAAAGAGGCGCAGCGTCTGGTCTCGCTGCTGCATGAGGCCACACGCAAAGCGCCTCGGGATCTGCGCCATACGCTGGTGCAAAAGCTGCTGACCGAGGCCGTGGAGTTGATTGTTGACATCGACACGGCCAATCGCAACGGGCTGGAGAAGCG